AAACTTGGCAAGGTAAACCTGTGAACAAATTGTTAACATTTCCCCAATCTGTTCATATTTTGTTCATATTTTGTTCATAATTGCAAAACTGGCATGAATCTTGCTAGGCAACTATAACATTAAATTGTCTGACAATATCACACAAAGTCTGTCACTTATCCTGTTGACATATTAGTTCATTTGGACTATAATAAACTCAACAAATCAATACAGCACAGCCAACAAGGCGGGAGGGTGAAATGAAAATTTTCATAGTTACAAGAGATACGCTAGATAACGGTATCATAGTTAATCAAAAAATAAGAGGAATCACTGATAGTGATAATATTTTGAACTTTTCACAAGATAATCTTTACTATATTTATGATGATACTAATTTGTCTGTATATGAGTTGGTATTATCGAATTATGATGCTAAGAAAGTTACAGGGTTTAATACTATGGACAAAGTAAAGAGATATATAGCTTCCTGTGCTACTCATTCAGTTAATGCACCATTTAATTTTTACAAGACTTATATTACTGATGTTAGATGCGTTTATAACGCTAGTGGTGTAAATAAATATTTTGCAAGTACTGGTTTTACTTTTAAATATAGAGGGGTATCTTTCTTCCTTTATAATCATTTTGATAAAAATGCTGCTAGGGCTAAACACTTTCTTCTAAGATTAAGGAGTAACAAATAAATGAAATCAAAATACATAAAAATCAAATATACCAATAGCGGAATAAAAGCCCCGGTAGCAACTCTTATGAAATCCAACAAGGATCTTGACAGATCGGATATGATAAAGTTGAGATATCCGGAGTTAATCATCACTATAAGGAGAGTTGCAAGAAAGACCATGTACAACCGTGCAAAGTCTCAAATAAACATTGAAGCAGATCATTTTATCGCTTCATTTCATGTCTATGATACTATCAATGACGCAAGGGTTGTGTGTGAAAACCTTTACATATCCATTAAAAAACCGGAATTGGATTTCCGCATAACGACCAGGGATTATGATAGCATTTATGAGTATATGAAGGGGGTTTTGTATGATGTCAAAGAATCCTAAAATCCCAACTACGTCGAAGGGTTTGAACGTAAACCCAAACATGCTGACTACCGCTGATGCTTTACAACTTCGCAGACAGCTTGCAAAACGTCTGAATCAGCGTATGCGTAGATTAAAGGCAAAAGGGTTTGATTCAGAAGTTGGAGGAGCGTATGCAGATTACCAAGACCTGCTTGCAAGATTTTTTCCCGGACGGTCAACCATTCCGGAAAATTTGGAAAATGAAAAGTATAAAGGGTTGCCAAGAACCCAAGTGAAAGCTATCCAGAAGATTCTGAAAGAAAAAAGTAGCACTGTGCAGGGTTGGAGAGAGATCATAGATAAACGTCAAAAAACACTCAGCACTGAATACGGAATCAATTTTAAGTCAAAAGAGGAAATGAAGCTGTTTTTCAAATCTGAGGTTTGGAAGTGGCTGCAAAGATTTTATGATAGTAAACAGACAATGCGAATCATCAGTCACGAACTGGATGATTCTACTGTTTCTGAGATCATAAAAGATCTGGAAAAATTCCGTGAGAGAACGGATCCGGAAATGGCTGATACGATTGCAAAAGAGCTAGGTTTTTCTGGTGAGGCTGAGGCTTTGAAGTACAGACCATAGCAGGGGGGTTAAATAATGGTAGTAGCAGGATATCCGGTTGTATACTTCAAAAAGTATGATTATATGCGCTTATTTGATGGTAATTTTATACGGAGATCCAATGCAGGTCATTATCTTGGAGTATATGAAAAAATCATAACCGTAGACACGGAAACCTTTGTCTATCTCAATAAAAACATTGGTTTTGTCACTGATTGGACAATCACGATAGAGAATGATTGTTGCATCTATGGCAATCATGTATCAGATCTGATAGACACGATAGACAGGATCTGTACCACATTACATGCTGATGACAGCCACCTTGTACGCTTTTATGTGCATAACTTTCCGTATGACTATGTATTTTTAAGAAATCATTTTTTCCAAAAATGGGGGAATCCCGACAAGTCCCTAGCCTCTAAAAGTCATAAGTATATTTTTATGAAATGGACAGGGCAGGGGATTGAGTTCCGTGACAGTCTTATCTTGACACAGCGATCGTTAGAAAAGCTTTGTAAAGACATGGGAACCACTGAGAAAGCTGTCGGAACATGGGACTATAAGAAGTTTCGAACACCAGCAAGTCCACGTACGGCAAAAGAAATAGCATATGTCTGTACTGATACGATAAGTTTGTGCAAGGCACTACGCAAATACATAGATCAGAGAGGCTTTAACGTAGCGAACTGTCCGCTGACCAATACCGGTTTTATCCGAACCAATGCCCGCAGAAGATCAAGAAAAGACAAGAAATGGCGCAAGCAATTTGAGCAAATGGCATTAACACTTGAACAGTATGACCAGATGCTTGACTGCTATCATGGGGGGTATACTCATGCCAACAGATACTATGTTAATCAGCTGATAAAAGAACCCGTCGAATGCTATGATTTTGCAAGCTCATATATCGCTTGGATGTGCTATTGCAAATTTCCTATGACCAGTTTTTGTTATACTAATAATATAACACTAAAAGACATTATGGAGTTGAAAGAAGAGTATGCATTTTCTGGCTATATAAGATTAAAGAATCTGAGGTTGAAAAAAGACTGCCCTATGCCACCTATGGCTTTTTCAAAAGCAAAAGTTTGTATTTTCCAAGAGGCAAAAAGCAAAAAAGAACAGTTTCATGACAATCTGGATAATGGAAAGATCGTCAACGCTGCTCTTGTCATTTATCCGTTTACAGATCCGGACTTAGAGGTTATCCTGTCAAGTTATGAGTATGAATGGGCTGACGTGTCAAAAGTCATGAGAGCTACAAAGGACTACTTGCCGGAATGGTTCATTGGCTATTTGATGGAATTGTTTTTTAAAAAATGTACATTAAAAGATCTGGATGAAGCAAACTATATGATTTCAAAAGGTGAGTTAAACGGCATGTACGGAATGACAGTACAGCGGATCATACAGATTATTTGTACTGAGCTGATGGAATCCGGAGAGTGGGAAGCAAAAGAACCAGAGGACAGGGAAAAAGAACTTGAAAAGTTCTATAAAAATAAAAATAGCTTCATGCCCTACCAGTGGGGGGTTTTTATCACAGCCTATGCACAGGCTTATCTTTTCCGGTTGGGGTCTTGTTGCCGGAAATGGCTATACTCTGATACGGACTCTGTTAAAGGCACAGACTGGGATCATGATAAACTGGATGCATTTAATCAGTCCATCGTTGAAATGTCGAAAAAAAGAAACATCGGAGTAGTTGAGTATAAGAGCAAAACATTCCGTCTGGGTATCGCCGAGTTTGACGGAATATACAGTGAGTTTATAACGATGGGTAGTAAGCGTTATTGCTACCGCTTAAAAAAAGATACATCCTTGCATCTGACGGTCGCAGGAGTGCCAAAAGAGGGAATTTATTGCCTTGATGATGATATTTCCAACTTTCGAAAAGGATTTATTTTCAAAAATGATCTTACATTCCGCAGGAACTACCGCAGGGCGAATGATTGGCAGGATCCTCATTGGAAAATGAAAACAGAGTATCTATTTAATGATGGAATAAATGAAGTGACCATTGACGAATGCAGGATTGAGTATGGCTGTGCTATCCGGTTGACCGATACAGAGTATGAATTGGATCATACGATTCCGTATGATAAAGAAACAGGATTGCCGTTGCCGTTTGAAATGGAAGATACTATATATGAATAGAATTGTTATAAATTTGTAATAGTTTTGTAACATAAATAAGTTAAACTGTATAAAGGAGGTGTAACCCATGAAAAAATTTTGGAGAGAAAACAAAGAGGATTTGAGTACATTGTTTTGGACTTGCATAACTTTTGCTTGCATGTTTGCAAGCTGTCAAGTATGGTTGCTGTTGGGTGATTAAGGAGGTGAGGAAAAAATGATTGATTTGTCTGAAATCTATGAAATATTGCGAACAAGCAGTCTGAGAAAAGTAAACTATGAGAATGAAGAAATCAGTGTTGTAGCTTATAAGGTGGGGGAAATCATTAGAATTGATGTAAAGGAGGTACAAAGATGACGCCAATTTATGAATTATATGATGCATTACGTACTATAAGAGATTATTGTGCATCAAAAGACAATACATGCGAGGGCTGCCCACTCATTGATGGTGATGATTGCTGTATTTTTGTAAAAGAGACAGCACCATCAAATTGGAAACTGGTTGAACCAACAAGAAGATTATGTAAATAAAAGGAGAAAAATATCATGTTAAAATCAAACGTAAAAATCACTTGCAAACCTTATAACGGTGACTCAAAAACAAAAGCTTTTATTGATCTTGAACTTGATGACACACTTGTAATTAAAGGACTTACACTGGTTGAGTGGAAGGATGGACTTTTCCTGTCATTCCCAAGCAAAAAAGGGAAAGATGGGGAATATTACAAATCTGTTTACTCACTTGATAAAGAGTGGTTAGAACTTTTGCAGGATGCTTGCATCAAAAAATACAATGAATGCAACCAGACTTCACAGCCTGCATCCTCCGGGGGTGGATTCCGGTAATGAATATCTATGATAAAAATGGTTGGCTGGACGTTCCAAGGATTGTCCAGCTTGCCGATAAAAATAAAATTAACTTTATCTTTATCATTGGAGCAAGACGAACCGGAAAAACATATGGAATCTTCCAGCACTTTATCAATGATGTTTTTTCAAAAAATGAGAAGATTATTTATATGCGCCGGACAAAAGAACAGTTGGCAAAAGTGTTTCTTCCGGAGTTTGACCCTTGGTTGGACATTAACAAAGATATGAATAAATTTTTTCATTTTGAAAAACCCAGAGGTGAATATGGTCGTATTAAAATTGTTGAGCAAACAGAGGAAGAGGAAGTATATAGAGGTGAGGCTTTTTGTCTAACTTCAATGCATAACAACCGTGGTTTCTCTGGATCTGATTTTTCTGAGGGAATTTATGATGAATTCATCCCAGAGAAGATAGCAAAAGCAATCAGTGGGGAAGATGATGCGTTTTTGAATGCTGTCGAAACAATATCAGCAAACAGGGAATTGCAAGGAAAGAAACCGTTCCGCTGGTGGTTGGCTTCCAACTCCAATACGCTGGATAATCCGATTGTACAAGCTTTTGGTTTGCTTCCAATCCTTGAGCGAATGAAAAAGAATAAGCAGGAGTTTTCATTGCTAAAAGAGAGAGGAATCATTTTAGTTTTAATCAATGATTCACCGATTTCTGAAAAGAAGAAAGATACCGCATTGTATCGTGCTTTATCTGGTGACACAGATTTTGCAAAGATGGCACTATCAAATGAATTTGCATATGATGATGTGTCGGCTATCAAATCAGAGGATATACGCCAATACAAGCTTATTTGTGTGATTGGAAAAGTAGCAATTTATGAGCATAAATCGAAAGCACATTTGTATGTGTCAGATCATATTTCCGGATCTTGTAAAGATGTATTTGAGGACAGTCAGCATGGAAAAGATCAATTCAGATGCTTCTATAGCTGGATTGACAGCTATCGTTTGACAAATAGGATAAGCTATCAGAATATTTCAGTAAAATTTTATATTGACAAATTATTCAAATAAACTTATATTTTAATTAGGTCAACGTGGCTACATCGACCGCCGGAAGCGGATGCCATGGGATGATTACCCGGAAGCGTTGACCTATTTAATTAAATTCCGGCAGAAAAGGAGAAAAGAAAATGAATGTAAATGAAATTTTAGAACTTGGAAAACTTGGATTTTCAAAAAATGAGATCGTGGGCATTATGAATGCACAGTACATGTCCGGAATGGGACAGCTTACTCCTGGACAGGTTACTCCGGGACAGCTTACTCCTGGACAGGTTACTCCGGGACAGGTTACTCCGGGACAGGTTACTCCGGGACAGGTTACTCCGGGACAGGTTACTCCGGGACAGGATGCAACCAGTGCAGCACTTATGACGGCAATCAATACCTTGACTGCTACGTTACAGGCTGGCAACCTGTCAGCATCCGGAAAAGCTGGATCAGCACCACGTACATCTGATAACGTGGCAGAAGATCTCATGAAACTCATGAATTAAGGAGGGTAAATAAATGACAAACAGTTTAGCAGTCCAGGATGCCTATTTAATCATCAATGATTTATACAAGATGGCTACCGGGCGTGAAAACATCAAAGCAGTTGACACAAGTTCCTTTGTGTCTGTTGGTGAAACGATGCTGCGGACAGGCGTAGAACCAACTTTAAAAGCATTAAGTCAGTGGTGCGGACGCACGTATTTTGAGATGGAAAAATACAGATCCGGAGTGTTCCGCTCAATCATTGAGAATAATGAACGGTGGGGGGCTATCACACGTGAGATCATTTCACTTCCAATGGATGCAGAAGCATCGCAGGATTGGAACACAGATGTAAATGAAAATCAGCTTGCAGATGGACAGTCGGTTGACATGTATAAGATCAATGCACCAAAAGTAGTAGAATTAAAATTCTACGGAAGTAAAGTGTTACAGTCGCATATCACACGATTCCGGGATCAGCTGGCGTTGGCTTTTTCCAACGAAGCAGAGTTTCTTATGTTTGTAAGTTCATACATGACTGCTTACTACAATGACATCGAATCCAGAAATGAAGCAAAACGCAGACTGACGGTGCTCAACTTTATGGCAGGCATTTCCTCTCTTGGAACAAATGAGGTAGATCTGGTAAAGGAGTATAACACAGCATATGGTACAGAACTGACAAGAAAACAGCTTTTAAGCCCGGAGCATCACAGGGATTTCATGGCTTTTGTAGTTGCAAGAATCAAGAAAGATTCCAAAAAGATGCGGGATCGTACGACAAAGTATCACATGAATCTGACCGGAAAAGATATCCTGCGCTTTACACGTCCGGAGAACCAGAAACTGCTTATGTATACCGATTTCTGGATTGATTCTGAAACACAGGTATTTCCGACAGTCTTTAATGATGAACAGTTAAAGATTGCCGACAAAGAGCTTGTAAACGGTTGGCAGGAGTTTGATAGCCCAGCCATCAACATTAAGCCGAACATCATTGATGCGAACGGTGTTTCCAAAACAGCTACGACAGCGGTAAATCTGCCATATGTACTTGGTATTTTATATGATCGTAGAGCAATGGGAGTAAACAATCAGTGGATGTACTCAGCAGCTACACCATTCAATGCGGCAGGTGGCTACTACAACATCTTTGATCACTACCGGTTCAATGCTTGGAACAACTTCACACACAATGCGATCCTTTACGTGCTGGGGGAGGGGGTATAATATGATTCATTTTTTTATACCTGCTTCATCAACTACAATTACTACCGCACTGGATGGTGAGGAGGCTGTTAGAAGAATATTATGTTATTCTACTGATGCTTCTTCTTCAAATTTGTTATACAAAGGAAACAACATTGCTACATTCAACAGTAATAATAACATTAATATTGAATTTGAAAGTTACTACGGCTTTCCAAAACTTTCAGATTTTTCACTAGAAGTTAGTGCTAATATTTCTGCAACAATATTAGTTGACGTATTACCATACAGTGATGTCACAGATGATTATATCATAACAAGGAGCAGTACATAATGACAGACACAATTTTAACCGTTTTAGGAAACTATGCATTTCCAATCGTTTGTTGTATCGGAATGGCTTACTTTGTCAAGTACATGTACGACCAGACGAACGCACGAGTTGATAAACTCAATGAGGAACATAAAAATGAAGTTGATACACTTTCAGAAGTGATCAAAAATAACACGATCGCTCTGGAAAAGATGAACACATTAATCGAACAAATTGGAAAGTAGGTGCTATATGACAGCTAATGAACTTGTAGCATATGCTACTAATTTAATTGGCACTCCTTATGTGTGGGGTGGTTCAAACCCCGCACAGGGGCTTGACTGCTCCGGATTGCTTTATTGGATCCAGAGGACAGCTGGCTCAAATGTTGGAAGACTGACGGCTTCAGGATATTCCGAGCTTGGAAAAAAGATTGGAATTGAGCAGAAAAAACCGGGAGATTTTCTCTTTTTTGGCAGACCAGTCACTCATTGTGCTATTTATGTTGGCAACGGCTATATGATCGAAAGCCGAGGAGGACGAAAAAACACTGTTGCCAATCCTGGTATTGGGGTAGTAAAAAGCCATGTAGGTTGTAGATCTGACTTATCCTGCATCCGCAGGGTATGGAATGAATACAATGAACCATTAACATATTCGATTGGTAAAACATATACAACCAGGGTAGATCATTTACATGTACGCTATAGTGTATGGGGACAGATCAAAGGATATGCACAGCTGACAGCTGATGGAATGAAACACGCTTATTCTGACGGTTGTCTGAAAAAAGGAACCACAGTCACGGTAAAGGATGTCAAAAAGGATGATTCCGGATCAACGTGGGTACGGATTCCATCCGGCTGGATCTGTGCAATAACAGAAAAAGGAGATATCTATTTATCATGACAGAGATCATCTTATATCATTTTTCCAAAAGAAAAAACAGTACCAAAAGACCAACGGGACAGGGCACTACTGTGCCCTGTCTTTTAAAATCAAATACAACTTTTCAAAATCCGGTATTTAAGTTAAAGCTAGCATTGGACAGTGCGTTGCAATTTAACTATTTGCAATGGGCTGACCATTACTATTTTATTAATTCAATCGTTTCACTGAATAATGACATGGTTGAGATCTCAGCAAGTGAGGACGTGCTGGCAACGTACCGGACAGAGATCAGCAATTACACCTGCTTTATTGAGCGATCCAGTAAGCAGACTACGCTTGCTAATGACAGCATGTACATCCCAACAAATGACTGGGTGCTGTCCACCAGGAATGTAACTCATAAAGAAAAAATAATGACAGCTACATATTCACAACAGTATATCATACGAGTAGTTTCGAGAACCGGAGTTGCATCATATTATATAAATGGTGACCAATTAAATAACTTGCTTGACTTTATGTACACAGAATCGAATTTTACTGACGTGATACAGGATGCCATTACAAAGTTAATGTTTGACCCATTTAAATATATAGTTGATTTGAAATGGGTTCCATTTGTTGAAGCTGCTTTTAAAAGCAGTAATGATGAAGCAATACAGCTAGGATTCTGGGACAGTGGAGTGATAGCGAAAAGAATTGATGAAGATACAGTTGTTAATTTTTCGTATTCTTTTGCTTTTGACAATCCACTTTACGCTATTACAGATTTCAGATACTATACTTCATCTTTTTCAAACTATTTTATAAAACTCCCTTTTATTGGAGTGGTTGCCCTCAATCCATACAAGATAGATGAAAGCGTAAATGCACTATATCAGTTTGATGCAACAAGCGGATTATGCAACGTGTTTTTGCAATCAAAGAAAGTTGTGTTTGCGTCATATCAGCTGCAATTATCAGTCCCTGTGCAAATCGGTTATGCCAGCACAAACATAGCACAACTAGCTACGTCAGCTGTGAGCCTTGTCGGTGCTGGCTTACAGGGAAACATTGCACAAGGAGTATCAGCAGGAATAGATGCAGGAAAAAGTATTACCGCACCAGAGATTTCTATGCTTGGAACTGTTGGGAACATATCAAATATTCTCAACAATCAGATTTTAGAGTTTAATTCCTATGCCTGTACAAGCATAGATCCAGATGGAGCAAGTGAGGGGTTTGTAGATGGCACTGTACGCTCTATATCTGGACTGACAGACTTTGTAAAGTGCCGGAATGCATCTATCCAGATTGCAGGATTTGAGGGGGATCAAGAACAGGTGAATGGCTACTTAAACAGTGGGTTTTACTTTGAATAGAAAGAGGTGATAAACATGTGGACACCTGTTAATTTTGATAAAATCAATATTTGCACAAATTACTTCCAACCTTCAGGAATTAAAGTTGACAGTATATATACAGATACTTTCGATCGGATGCTTTATGAGCGTGTGTGTTCGATTCTTGATATCACATACAATGGCAGTATTGATATTGACTACTTCAAATATTGCTTACTTTTTGGAGGCTATATTTGTATCACAAAGACAACACTTTATGGACTGATCGCACAGTATCCTATGCTGACAGGGTATAACATTTATTTTAAGCCTACGACAGCAACTATACATACGTATGCAAGCAATGCCGTTATTGACATGGAGGACATGGAGATCGGAAAAGACTGTTCTGTCATCTATCTAAGACCAACTTTCTGCGGCATTGGGGATATCATCGGTTTTTACAGCTATAAGCTGGCACTGGTAGCAAGTGCGTTTGATATGAATGTTTTTAATTCAAAACTTGCATTTCTGATAGCTGCAAAAAACAAAGCTGCAGCTCAGACCTTGAAAAAAATCTATGACAGTATTCAGTCCGGTAATCCGGTTGAGGCTTTTGATGTATCAATAAAAAGCGAGGACAGGCAAGGAAGCAAACAGGATGCCTGGGAAAGTTTCAACAAAGATTTGAAGCAGAATTTCATAGCACCGGAGCTGATTGAGGTATTTGAGAAACTTCTGGATCAGTTCGATACAGAAGTTGGTATACCATCTGTCGGATCTAATAAAAAAGAACGACTGAATGTGCTTGAAACAAGCAAAAATGATGCAGAATCCGTGACACGGCTCACTACTTGGCTTGAAACAATGCAAGTAGGAGTTGACATGACAAATAGGCTTTATCCAGAGATGAACTTATCAATCAAGATCAGAAGCTATGAGACTGCGGAGGTGAAACCATATGGGACTTTATAGAGTAACGATAGCCGGACTTTATGAATGGAATGAAACTTTGTTTGATAAAATGGAGTTTCCGGAATCAGCAGACAGGCAGAATTTTATCGACAGCTTGCTTCTGTCCTATGGAGATTGTGAGCCACTTTATCCAGACTGGGATTTTATGCATGAGAATGCCATCCCTGCATGGAGTAGGAAGTGGAAAAGAAGTATAGACAAAGTCTACAAAGTATTAGATTTAACTGATTATGAACCACTTGAAAACTATGACCGTCATGAAGAATGGACAGATAGCCCGGATATGACACGAACAAGTCAGAGTTCCGGACAGGATGTAAATAGGGCAGAAGCAGGACAGGGAACCACTACAACAAACTCCGGGGCAGATACAGCTACCAATGAAGTCAGTGCTTTTAATGATGCAAGTTACAGCCCGAACGAAAAAACAACAACAGAGTACAGTGGTAGCACAAAAGTACAAAGTTCCGGAGAAAACAAAAATACGTTTGAATACGGAAAAGGAGAAACAAGCAGAGAGACAGGGCAAAATAAGCATTCCGGACGTATTCATGGGAATATTGGTGTGACCACTTCGCAACAGATGGGGCTATCTGAGCTCAGTCTGAGGAAACAAAGCTTTATTGATTATTGCACTGGGCTTTTTGCACAGGATCTGCTTTTATTAATTTATTAAGGAGGGATGAAATATGTTTTTTAATTACCCACATAGTTCTATGCAAGATATGAATATGGACTGGTTGCTCAAAGTTGGAAAACAGGCAAGTAAAGATCATGAGGAATGGACACACATAAAAGATACAGCTCAAACCATGATCGATGATGCTATTCAAAAATCACTTGATGATGGAGAAATAGGAAAAGTAGTAAATGATGCTACTACAAAAGTCATCACTGAACAGATTGACCCATTAAAAGAACAGGTTGGAACAAATACAAGCGATATCACAAAGTTACAAAAAAGAGATGGGCTTTTTGACCACTCCGGAAAAACCATCATCATCGGAGACAGCTACACGGTTGGTTATACTCCAGAGGGTAACGTAACACCTTGGACTACAAACTTTATTAAGTATACAAATCTTGAGAACGTGACAATCTCTGCAAATGGTGGGGCATCTTTCTCAACAGCTGCTAATTCATTTCTTATGCTTTTAAATGCTGTGCCGGCTTCTGATGACGTGAAGCAGATCCTTGTAGTTGGAGGGTTTAATGAGTTCGGAACCTATTCAGAGATTGAAAATGCAATCAATGCTTTTATGGGTGCCGCTGAGGTCAGATTCCCAAATGCAAAAGTGTTTGCCGCTATGGTAGCATGGTCAGTTGACCGGACGGATGACCCAAACGTGCAAAATCGGTTAAAGATTGCAAAATCTGTTTATAATACACAGCGGAAGAATTGGCGGTATCTGGCAGGCTCAGATTATATTTTACATGCTGACGGATTCCTTGGATCTGACGGATTTCACCCCAACACAACAGGGCAGGAACGGCTTGCTACCTATCTTGCTACAGCTGTCGAAACAGGGGCATGCAGCCCATCATTTTACGAAGTCAGTGCAAATTTTGAAGCTGGTGACTTTTCACCTGCTCCTGAAGCAAGCTGGGCTTTTGTGAGCTCATATAATGAGAATACAAGCACTTTAATCTGGGGTAACTATGTTTGCCTACCAAACAGCGGAACCCTTGTATGTGATGGCACTGAGTACCATTTGGGGCGCATCTATTCGACTTCCTTTATCGGAGATCATAACGGCTATACATGCTACCCAACTACTGTGATTGTTAAGTCCGTAAGTGACTTCTATCATATTCCAGCACAGCTTAACTTCCGTGGTCGGCATATCTATTTGAGTTTGTATGATATTTCTAATGACAAGCACAACTACCGGACATTAACAGAGGTTACACAAGTACAGATTCACAGAGGATCAATTACCATGTAAATATAAAATATAAAATATGATAGCCCAGCAACCGCTGGGCTATTTTTATGCATCTATCATGAGTTTTCTCAACAACTTGATAACTCCCCAATTTGTAGCTGCACGGTAGATTTCAACTGCTTTAAATGGCTGATAGTAAGCTACAGACCAATCTTTATAGCCTGTTAAGCTTATTTCAACATAGTCTAAGTAACAACAGTAGTACACGCATAAATAATAGCCATTTTCGGATAACTTACAAGTATATCCTTGCTTCTCAAGATCACAAGTGAGTTGTTTAAGGTTCATAACCTCTTTATTATAGTATTGATTGTATTTCATGGTTTAATCCTCCTATTTAAATCCCTTGTTTTTCATTTCATTTTCAAGATTAAGTAACTCATTCCATAGTTCCTTTTGCTTTGTTTCGAAAAAATCACAATTAGGATAATTCCTAACATCATCATAACTCCTGCTCCATCTTGTTAATAAAGCTTCATGTGCTAATTCATATAATCTTGCTTCACTCATTTCATTTCACCCTCCCGCCTTGTTGGCTGTGCTGTATTGATTTGTTGAGTTTATTATAGTCCAAATGAACTAATATGTCAACAGGATAAGTGACAGACTTTGTGTGATATTGTCAGACAATTTAATGTTATAGTTGCCTAGCAAGATTCATGCCAGTTTTGCAATTATGAACAAAATATGAACAAAATATGAACAGATTGGGGAAATGTTAACAATTTGTTCACAGGTTTACCTTGCCAAGTTT